GAAACTAAATAACGGTGTCTCTGCAAGTTACACCGGAGACGGTACCAGCGGCTTGTTTCTCTGGGGAGCCCAACTAGAAGCCGGAGCCTTCCCCACCAGCTACATCCCCACCACCACCGCCACGGCCACCCGCAGTGCTGACGTGGCCAGCATCACGGGGGCGAACTTCAGTAGCTGGTATCGACAGGATGAGGGGAGCTTTTTCTGCTCTACGTTTGCTCCTAAAGGCACCGTTGTGTACGGAACTGGCGATACTTTTGATAACACTCAATACATTAACGTTGGCTCAAGTAGCAATGTAAGTATAAGATCAGGCGGGGCGATAACCGCTGCACTTACGGCACCAGTCTCTACAACTGCACTGACAAATATAGCGCACGGATATGTCGCAGATAACTTTGCTGCCGTATCTAATGGTGGGGCTATTTCTACGGATATGAGCGGAGCTGTACCGTTGACGCAGGTACGCCTAACGCTTGGATCGAGCGCATGGAATACAACCGGAAGTAACAGCCTCAACGGCATCATCCGCCGCCTCACCTACTGGCCTTCCCGCCTTCCCAACACCACCCTCCAGGAGATCACCCAATGACGACTTATCTCCGCTTCCCCGATGAAGCCACCGGCATGGTTGCCCTATATGATGCTGGCCTTTTAGACAGTTACACTAGTGAGGTGATCACCGCTAGCCACACCCATGCCCTTGATGTGATCGGCACCATCTCCCGTGGTGGTGAATGGGACGAAGAGGGTAATGTGATCACCCCGCCTGAAGTGCTCGATGGCTGGCACGTCAACTATGTCGGTGAGGTGCCTGAGGGTTGGGAACAGTATGCGGTGACCCCTGAGCAGCCGGTTAGAGTCTGGCTATGAGCGTTCAACCCGGCCAGCACAATATCGCCATCCAGCGTCGGGCTGATTATGACCTGTCGCTGCAGTTCAAAGATTCCAACAATGCCAATATCAACCTGACCGGATGGACTGCTTACGCGCAAGTGTGGAATGAAGGCCGCACTACCAAATATGCTGACTTTGCTGTTACCTACACCAACCGCTCTGCTGGGCAAATCAGCATTGCATTGACCGATACGCAGACTGCAGGCTTTCCCAATGAAGCCTATTACGATGTTTTGCTGGAAGACTCCAGCGGCTTGCGCAACTATTACCTAGAAGGCATCGTATTCGTCTCGGAGGGCTACACAGCACCATGACATCCGTAATCGTCAACGAGGCTACTAACACAGTCACTGTTACCACGCCAGGCCCTGCAGGCCCATCTGGCGCGGCTGCTGTAATGGTGCGCGGCCAAGCCAGCAAGATGGACAGCGGCACCATTGACATAGTTACGCAGGGCGTATATGTCACCACCGGATTAACTGCAACGCTTGACGCCAGTACTGTCAACGGCATGACGCTTGGCACAACACATGCCTTTGCATTGAAGAACACCAGCGGCGCCACCAAGCTGATGCAGATCTACGGCAGCATCGACGCCAAGACCGCCACCGGCAACAACAAAGTGCTCGGCATCAAGCTGGCCAAGAACGGCACCGCCATAGATCAAACCGAGTGCCGCGCCTTTACTGGCTCCGGCGCGGAAGAAGCCAAGTTGGTCACCAACTGGATGATCAGCATGGCCGCTAATGACGAAGTGGCGCTGTTCATCGCCAACCACAGCGGCACCGAAAACATCAGCTTCGGCCGCGGTCGCCTCGTCGCCACCGAGGTGTTTGCATGACACTAGCCAGCCCTCTACGCAAGGTTGCCAGCAAGTTGATGGCTCGTTTTGGCGGCACTATCACATTGCGCAGTGTGACGATTGGAGTCTACAACGCAACTACTGGCACCATTAGTGAGACAGTCGTAGACACAACCGTTCGGGGCGTGTTGGAGGATGTGAATCTGCGCGAGGTGAACGAACTGGTGCAAGCTGGCGACAAACGGCTGACCATTGCGGCTGCAGACATTGCGGCGGCGCCTAAGACTGCTGATCGTGTGGTCATTAGCAACATCACGCATCAGATCATCCGCGTCCAGACGATCGAGCAGGACAACACCGCGATCACCTACGAGCTTATCCTGAGAGCATGAGCAACCTGCCCGTCAATCAAATCGGTAACTACATGGGCAACCAGCTTGAGAAGCTGTTGCGCGTAACGGTGCTGGAGACTGACGCAAGGCTTAAGCAGCAAAGCCCGGTCGATACTGGACGGTTCCGCGTTAGCTGGCAGATTGGCCAGAATGCAGCCGATGGCACGCCTGCGCCTGAGGGTAGCTACGGAGCTGGCATCACACCGCCCAGAGGCAGCAACTACCAGCCAGGCCAGGAGAAGCTAGGTAACTACTACAGCGTCCACAACAACCTGCCGTATGCCGAGCCGCTGGCAGTGCAAGGTACAAGCAAGCAAGCGCCGGCAGGATGGGTAGACCGCACAGCTCGTGAGATGCAGAACTTTGTCAATACGAACTGGGAGCGCATCAGGAGGCAAGGCTGATGGCTGCTGCGAACCTCAACACCGTCCGCGCCACCATCGAGGCACGGCTTGCCACTGAGCTGGCGGCATCACCCGCCATCCCTGTGGTGTTTCACAACCAACCCTATGTGCCAACACCTAACAGCTCATGGGTACAATGCCTAGTCAGCTTTGGCGCCAACGAATACCTGACCCTAGGTGGCACCACAGGCAGCAGCAACAGCATCATCGGTGTAATCGCCATCAATATCTTCTCACCGCTTGGCGTTGGACCTGGCGCTAACCTAACAATCGGAAAGCGTATTCGAGACCTTTACAATAGGGTGGTGGTATCAGGTGTTCACTTTGATCCACCAATCGGACCCGAGGTAGTGGCTTCGCCAGCGCCAGAGGGTTTCTTTCAAACTCAGGTCAGACTGACCTTTGAAACCTTCGAGGATCTGTAACCATGGCTTTTTACCGAGGGCAGCAAGGCAGCGTCAAATTTGACGATGCTGGCGCTACCGGCGTCACCATTACCAGCACCCGGTCGTGGTCGCTGACCGTTGAGAAGGAATCGCTCGACACCACCGCATTGGGCGCCACCTATCGGGCAAACGTCGGCGGTCTGATCAGTGGTAGCGGCACTGTTGAAGTGCTGTACACCGCCAGCAGCTCTGACGAGACCAACGTGTTCATCGAGCACGTCAACACCGCAACCGATGAGGGGCTTGCGTTGTTTGAGCTGTTCCTGGACACCACCGGCACCAAAAAGATCAGCTTTGACGGTGTGATTACCTCGGCTGAATACTCGGCTACCGTGGGTGAAATCGAAGTCATTACCATGAACTTCGTCACCAACGGCGCCATTACCCTGGACATCTGATCATGGCTTTTTATCGCGGGCAACAGGGCACTGTCTTCTTTGACAAAGCTGGCAGCGGCGGTTTGTCCGAGATCGCTGCAGTGCGGTCCTGGAGCATGACCGTTGAGAAGGAGTCACTGGACGTGACATCCCAGGGCGCCACTTACCGCGCCAACGTGGGCGGCCTGATTAGCGGCTCGGGCACCATCGAGGTGATGTATGACGCGCCTGGCGCTGGTGACAAACTTGATCTGATCAAGGATGTCAATCAGGCTACCGATGAAGCTGATGCAGCCGTTGAGCTGTACCTTGACGAAACTGGTGGCAAGAAGATCACCGGCACCATCGTAGTGACTAGCACCGAGTATTCGGCTACTGTTGGCGAGATCGAAATTGTTACCATCAGTTTCGTGTCTAGCGGTACTCTCACTCTGTCTATCTGATGCCTGCATCACAACGCCCCGTTGATCTGCTCACCGGGGCTTTTGATCTTAACCAGCGCCGTAAATTCAGCATCAAGAACGATGCTGGGGCAGTGGTGCTGGATTTGTACTTTAAGCCGATCACTCGCGCTGACCGTAAGCGTGCAACAATGTTGGCGGGTTCAGACGAGGCGCTTGAGATCAGCACGCAGATGCTTTGTCAAATGGCAGAGCTTGAGGATGGCACCAAAGCCTTTGCTGCTGCTGATGCCGCCAAACTGCAACGCGAGCTGCCTGAGCGCGTGCTGAACGAGCTTGAGCTGTTCCTGTTCGGTCTTGGCGATGATTCCGGGCTTGAGGAAGCAAAAAAAGGCTAGGCCAGGATAGCTGGCTCTTTTTTGAGTTCTTCCTGGCCACTGAACTTGGCATGACGGTCAGCCGGCTGCGAACTGAGCTGACCGATGCTGAGTTCACCCATTTTGCAGCGTTCTACGAAATCAAAGGCGAGCGCGAGAAAGAAGCAATGGACAAAGCCCGTCGCCGGTAAACTGGTGCTATGGCAGTCTCCAACGTTGAGCTAAGGGTTGACTCGCGGCAGGCGGTCAATGCACTGCGCGATGTCAACCGTGCATCGGCTCAGACTGAGTCCAGCATTGGCAAACTGCAAAGCACGATCGGCAAATTAGCCGGATCATTTGCTGCTATTCAAGCTGCCCGGTTTGTATTTGTCAAAACCGCTGAAATTGAAAGTCAGACGCGCAGCCTTCAAGTTTTAACTGGCAGTGTTCAGCAGACAAAGCAGATCATTCAAGAGCTGCAGCAATTAGGTGCTGTCACTCCATTTACAAGCAGTGAGCTGATTGATTCAGCGAAACGCCTGCAGGCTTTTGGTGTTGAAAGCAGCAAGGTTGTTGAAGTTACCAGGCAGTTAGCCGATGCGTCTGGCGCTACTGGCGCTGAACTTCAGGGCCTCGTTACTGCTTACGGGCAGGTTATAGCCAAGGGCAGGCTGCAGGGTGAGGAGCTTCTGCAATTCCAAGAGCGCGGCGTGGGACTGCAGCAAGAGCTGCAAAAAATGTATCGCCTCAGCGGCGAAGAGCTGCAGGATGCTTTAAGCAAAGGGCGCATCAGCGCAGAGGCAGTAGAGATTGCATTCCAGCGCTTGACCAGCACTGGTGGCAAATATGCCAATGGCGCAATCGCGCAAAGCGATACATTAAACGGGAGGTTGTCAACCTTACAGGATGGAGTTGAGGCTTTAGCTCGTCGAATTGGGCAAGCATTAACGCCTGCACTTAAGGCAATTTTCAATCAAGCTATTGCTGTTGTTGACGCAATCAATGCTGCATTAGCGGCAGGTCGTGGTGGTGGTTTTACGCGAAGCGTTGCGGGGGCGCGTCAGTTTCTCAATATTGGCGCAACTTCTCAGGCAATTGACAATATTGCAAAAGGAGTTTCCCAAGTTGGGGCTCAAAAAAACAAAACCGGAATCCAGCAAAACCTGCAGGCGCTGCAGCAGTATCAACGTCTTCTGCAAAGTGTTGGGCCAGACGATCCAAATGCAAGTCGCGCTGTTCAGCTGCAAGGCGTAATTTTTGACAAAATTCAGCAAAACGTAGCGGCACAAAAACAGCTAAATCAGCAAACATTTAAGAGCGCAAATCTTTTTAAGATCCCGGAGCTGCTGGGTGGAACTGGTGGTAAAGGCGGCAAAAAGGGCAAGTCAGATGTAGAGCGCGAAGCTGAGCGTGCAGCCAAGGCAGCCGCAGAAGAGCAGAAACGTGTTGCTGAACTTTTACGCGACCGCATGTTTGAGGCTGAAGTCCTCAAGACCAAATCAGAGCTACAAGATAAAATTACTGCCGCCGAGATTTCGGGCGACGCAATGCTTGTTGCTCGCTTAAAGGGCACCGAGCGCGAGATTGAAATTCAAGCGCGTTACGCGCAAGAGCTAGCCAAAGAGACGGATGCACGGGCGCAGCAAGCGATGATTTACAAGGGGCAAGTCGAGCTTGTCGCCAATCAGCGTGATGTACAGCGCGAATTAAATGAGCTGCAGCGCAAAGCTGATCAAGACAATTTCAACGCGTTACAAAAACACATCGAACAGCAATATCAACTAAATATCGGTGTTCAGCAGCAGCTGTCTTTTGCGGAAAGTTTGGCTGGCACCCTTGGGCAAAGCATGACCTCCGCGTTTGATGCGCTAATCACTGGTGCGGATAACTGGGGAGAGAGTTTGAAACAGATTGCCTCTGGGGCTCTTGTTGACATTGCCAAACAGTTGGTAAGAATTTTCATTATTGAACAGGCGATTCAAGGCATCAAAAATTTCCTGACTCCATTTAGCGGCTCAACACCGCTTGGCGCAGGTGGCGGCACAATTGGACGGTTTGGAACTTTTGGGCCTAACTACGGCATCCCACAGCGTGCCATGGGCGGCAGCGTCCGAGCAGGTCAGCCTTACCTCGTTGGCGAACGTGGCCCTGAGTTGTTCATGCCAGGTCGCAGCGGTGGCATCGCACCTACAGGCAGCTTCGGTGGCGGCGCCAACATCGTCGTCAACGTCGATGCAGCAGGCACGAACGTTCAAGGCAACGATCAATCTGGCAGGCAGCTAGGCGCTGTTATTGGTGCTGCAGTGCAGGCAGAATTGATCAAGCAGAAGCGCCCAGGAGGCTTACTCGCATAATGGCTACCTTTCCTGCGATCACACCGGCTTACGGGGCACAGAAGACCAGCAGGCCGCGTATTCGTGTGGCTCAGTTTGGAGATGGATATGAGCAGCGCACCAGCTTTGGCATCAATCAAAATCCAAAAGAATGGTCGTTGACGTGGAATAACATCACGGAAGCAAACGCCGACACGATTGAGGCATTCTTAGATGCACGCGCAGCTGATGGTGCATCCTTTGACTGGACACCACCGGCGGAATCTACGTCATACAAATGGGTTTGCACTGAATGGGATAAGCAGATCAACTACACAGGACGCGCAACGATTACCGCTACCTTCCGCCAGGTGTACGAAGCATGACGGTCCCGCAGTCAATCCAAGAGCAGCTACAGCTACTCAACCCATCAGCAATTATTGAGCTGTTTCAGCTGGAGCTTACTGAGCTGGTCAACGGCATTGATCTGACGCTTTACTACCACGCAGGTAAAAACGAGCTGGTAGGCGACATTGTTTTCGCAAGTACAACTTATAGCGCTGCACCGATTGAAGTAGACGGTTTTGAGCTGACTTCAAAGGGTACGTTGCCGCGTCCCACAATGCGCGTCTCAAATATCTCTGGCGCAATCACACAAATTCTCCTGCTGTACAACGTCCTCAACGCCAAGTTAACGCGGATTCGTACCTGCAAAAAATTCCTTGATGCGGTCAACTTCACCAGCGGCACTAACCCGACCGCAGACCCAACTGCCAAATTTACCGACGAAGTTTGGTATGTGGATCGAATCAGCAGCGAAAATCCATCTCTGGTCGAACTGGAACTGACCAGCAAACTAGACCTGATCAACCTTGCCCTGCCCCGCCGTCAGGTGTTGGAGCATTGCCCATGGAAATATCGCGGCGCTGAATGCGGGTATACCGGCAGCGTGTATTTCGACATCAACGACAACCCTGTGACCAACTCAGCTCAGGATGTATGCGGCAAGCGGTACAACAGCTGCGCCAAGCGATTTACCAGCGGCAATTTGCCGTTTGGAGGCTTCCCTGGTGCTCGACTTCAGATCTGAGGCGCGCGAGCACGCTATCGCGGTTCACCCCCAAGAATCCTGCGGTCTGCTGGTGCGTGTCCATGCTGGCGAGGTGTACTGCCCATGCCGCAATGTCTGCGAAAACCCGGAAGAGCATTTCATCATCCATCCGCAGGACTACCTTCGTGCCATCATGCGGGGCGAACTTGTCGCCGTAATCCATTCGCACCCTGACGGCACTCCACCCAGCGAGGCGGATCAGCTGGCGTGTAGCACACTGGGCGTACCGTGGCACATCTACCTTGTCCCACAGGACCAATGGTTGACTATCAATCCCTTGTAGGACTGCCGTGGGAATACGGCAAACAGGACTGCTACACGGTGGTACGCCAGTATTTTGCGCTGCAGGGCGTGACGCTGCCGGACTTTGACCGCCCGGATGAACTGGATCTCAGCCCCAGCATTTATCTCCGCGAAGCAGTGGCATTGGGTTTCAAGCAGGTGTCCTTTGTTGAGCGCCGCCCAGGTGACGTGCTGATCATGCGGCTTGGGACACTTCATCCGATGCACGCCGCTGTGCTGGTGGACTACGACCGAATCCTGCATCAGTTCAACGACACTCCAAGTGCTGTTGAGGATCTCCGCAGTTACTATGTAAGGAGCATTGCAGCGGTGTTCCGATATGCAGCGGGTCCGGCTGCTGGGTGAATTAGGCGACCGCTTCGGAGCAGAACACGAGTTCTACAACCTTCGCACGCCAGCAGACGCGATCAAACTGCTGTGCATCAACAACGAAGAATTCCAAACATTTTTAATTGAATCGCACGAGAAGGGTATTGGTTATCGGTTGTTGCAGGCTGATATAGATCTGGATTACAGCGATCTGCATTTGCCACTAGGTCATAAAGATCTTGTGCTTGTGCCAGTTATCGCTGGGAGTGGCAAAGGACTTACACAAGTACTGATTGGTATTGGCTTAATTGCTGCATCTTTTTTGATTCCTGGTGCGGCGGCTATCGGCACATTTGGTTTAACAAAAGCGATTGCGGTCAAAGGTCTTGTAGCTGGCATTGGCGCAACACTGGCGTTAGGCGGTGCGGCGCAACTTCTTTCCCCGCAACCTCAAGTGCCAACTCTTAGCGGGAATCGGTTTGGCAGCGGCACTAACGCCAGCACTCGCGGTCCTCAATCCGAAACTCGTGGCGCCGACGGTCAGCAATCCTACGCCTATACCGGCGCTGCAAATACGGTTGGTATGGGCGCTGTTGTGCCTGTCGCTTACGGCAAGGTTTTGGTGGGCAGCCAGCTACTTTCTGCCAATGTTGAAGTTACCGATGAGTCTGACCCACTGAGCACCGCGATCAAAACACCAAGCTTTGATACAATCCGCATTGGCGGTGAACCGGTTGGCTATGGCTACAGCGACGTATCGGGTATTCAAACACGCCGGACTGACGAAACCAGCTTTAACAGAGCCAACCAGTACAACCTTTACTACAACCTCGGCCTTGCCAACGGTAACGAAACTAAATACACATTTGACACAAAAAATGATAGCCGTAATAATTTTGCTGTGTGCCTAGGTTTACCTGTAGGTATTAGAGATCGAGTGTCTGGGGCTGGTTCTAGCCTTGTAGATGGTTTTATTACTTACCGGGTTACTGTTACACGAGGCAAAACGCAAGATGTGTTGGGCAGCATCCAAGCCACAATTCAAGGGCTAGCCTTCGGACATTATCGCTGGGTCCATAGGTTTAGTCATGCCAACAACGATAAAGACGATGGAACAGTCCGCGTAGAGATTATTGATTTTCGCTGTGAGGGCGATGTTTACCTACAACTACAAGCCGCTGGGTACAACTTCTAATGGCGCTTAACTCCACCTCTACGATCAAGATCTTAGATCTTCTTTGCGAAGGTCCGATTGATGGCATCGAGGGTGCCGAGGCTGGCGTTTATCTTGATGAAACCCCGATTGTTAGCGCTGGCAACAGAAATTACCCGCAGCAGGACGTTAATTACGAATTCCGGGAAGGTACAGCTAGCCAAAACGCACCAAGCACCGCCCCCGGTGTTACCTCCACTGTCACGGACATCAATACACAAATCGGCACAAACTACAGCGAAGACTTAAACGCAGACAATCTTGTCGTCAACCGAAATTACGGTGGCGGCCAACTGGTAAGACAAATAACCGATACAGACATCGACTCATTCCGCATTCTGTTTACAATCCCCAAGCTGTTCTCTGTCGCCAAAGAAGGACTGGCGCAAGGGCAACTTTTTAGCGCAACGATTGGCATTATTATCCAGGTTCAGTCACGCGGCAGTAGCTACAACACTGTTTATACCCGCCGCATCACTGGGATCTCAACAACGAACTACCAGTTCACCACACCAACCATCAATCTTGATGGCGTTGGTCCTTGGAATATCAAGGTCATTAAAGAAGATCTTGGCGAAGACGGTTTTGAGGTTAAATACTTTAATTTCCGCGACAATCCTCAAAACACCTCCATCGCCAATGATCGCGGCAATGAGATTTATTGGACGAGTCTGATTGAACAGCAGAACATCCGCACTGGTTATCCCTATTCCGCTGTTGTCGGTCTTTCCGTATCTACCCGTCAATTCAACAGCCTTCCGACTCGCGCTTATTTGATTCGTGGCCGCAAGGTCTTGGTGCCAAGCAACGCCACTGTTCGCCCTGACGGCAGCTTGCAGTTTGATGGCGCATTTAACGGCAGCCTGCGTGGTCCGGTATGGACAACCTGCCCGGTCTGTTGTTTTTACGACATGCTCACCAACCCGCGTTATGGCGCTGGTGACTTCATCACATCAGCCAACCTGAGCTGGACAGATCTGTATCCACTGGCGCGTTACGCCAACCAGCTAGTTACCACACCAGACAACACGCAAGAGCCGCGTTTTGCCTGCAACGTCCTAATTGGTGACCAGGCAGATGCGTATAACGTCCTGCAGGATCTGGCCAGCGTGTTCCGTGGTTTGTTGTACTGGTCTGCCGACGTGGTGCAGGCTGCTGCAGATCACGGCAATTTGGACGGCACCAACATCTCACCAGCGCACGTATACACCAATGCCAACGTTATTGATGGCGTATTTGAGTATTCCGGCAGCTCGCTAAAATCACGCGCCACCAGCATCCGCGTCCGCTACAACGACCCTGAAAATTTCTACAAGTCGAACTACGTCGTCGTTGAAAACAGCGATCTGATCAGCAAGTACGGCTATCAAATCCGCGAAATTGTTGCTTTTGGCGCTACCTCAAAGTGGCAAGCCCAGCGCGTTGGGCAATGGATTCTCAAGACCGAAGAACTAAAAGGCGACACGGTTACGTTTACCACCGGCTTGGCTGGTGCGGTGGTGCTGCCTGGGCAGGTCTTTGCTGTTGCTGATCGCCTTCGTCAGGGCACCCGTGTTGCCGGTCGCATCAGCAGCGCCACCACAACTGCAATTACCTGTGATCAGACGATCACGTTGCCATCTGGTGGCAGCCACGAAATTACCTGCATCCTGCCGGACGGAAGCGTTGAAACCCGCAGCATCACCTCCGTCGCTGGCGCTGTTGTCAACATTGGCACTGCATTTACAACTGCGCCGCAATCGCAAGCGATTTACAGCATCAGCAGCTCGGCACTAAAAGAACAGAAGTTCCGTTGTATCAGCGTTGCCGATAACGGTGACGGACAATTCAGCATCACAGGCGTTGTTCACAATGACAGCATTTATAACGCTGTTGACACTGGAACGAATCTGACATTTAACGACGTTACCAGTTACGACACTAACCCCGATCCTGTCACCAACCTGACGCTCACAAACACGCAGATTGTCGTCAATAACAACAAGGCAAACCGCCTACAAGCCGCATGGTCGCGTGCCACTGATGGGCAAACGTTTGGTTTTGAAATTCGCTACAAAATTGGCGAAGGAAATTACATCACAGGCGAGTTAACTGAGGCTTCGTACTTTGTTGATTATTTGCCGCCCAGCACTACGGTCAAGTTTGAAGTGCGCGCCATTGGGCAGTTGCCGCTCAAGCGCAAATCAATCTGGTCTACTGCCACGATCACAACTCCTGCAGATGGCACCAGCATTTACGATCCAACGCTGCCGCCTGATCCGCAAAACGTCACCATCGAGGCTTTCGGTAACGACCAAGTTCTGCTGCGCTGGAACAAACCGATTGCGGCTAACAGCTTTGAACTGATCGCTGTTATCCGCCACAGCAGCAAAACAGACGGCACTGGCGAATGGGCGGGCTCCACGCTGGTATCGCAATCAATTACCGCCAATACTGCGCAGGCAATTCTGCCGCTGATTGAAGGCGAGTATCTGATCAAGTTTGAAGATCGCAGTGGACGTCGCAGTAACAATGCTGTCAGCGCAACGATTGATCTTCCTAATCCCATTCCCCGTTTCAACATCACAACTGTTCGGGAAGACACCACAACTCCGCCATTCCAAGGGCAAGTTGATGGCGCCTTTTACAGCGATGAATATGACGGCTTGGTGCTAGATGGCGATGCCACGATTGATGGTGTGCCAGACATTGACGCCCTTACTTCGTTTGACTTTTACGGCATTCGTGGCACTACTGGACGTTATTACTTCCGCAACATTCTTGATATTGGCGGCAATTACAGCGTCGTTTTTAGTCGCATCCTTTCTACGACTGGTTTGTATCCGGCAGATACGATTGATGACCGCACCAATGAGATTGACCGCTGGAGCGACTTTGATGGTCTGATTCCCGATGACACCAGCGCAGACATTTATTTCCGCACAAGCCCAGACGCCACGGTCGATGAGTTCCTGTTGCTGGAAGATGGCGACAAATTACTTTTGGAAGACGGCGACGACTTTGAGTTGGAATCCGACATTGATTTTGGCGATTGGATCCCGTTGCGAGCAGGACGTTATACCGGACGCCAATTCCAGTTCAAGTGCGAGCTAACCACCAGCGCCGACGACCAAACACCTCTTGTGACCGAGCTGGGCTACGTCATGCAGCTGGAAAGCCGCACTGAGCGCAGTACCACGCTGACCACCACCGCTGCTTCTTACGCCGTCACCTACGCCAAGCCGTTTTACGAAACGCCAGCACTTGGTGTTACAGCTTTCAATCTTGGCACTGGGGACTATTATGAGATCACTTCGCCTTCCCGTACGGGCTTCATGGTGACGTTCAAGAACTCCGGTGGCACAGCAGTCAGCAGGCAGTTCCAATACGTAGCGTCTGGCTACGGCACTGAAGAAATCTGACAATGGCACAAGCAGACGGCATCGTCAGTAATGGTTCAGGCGCTGCGGTACGCGCCGACATCAACAACCAGCTTGCTGCGGTCTTCACCAACCACAGCGGCACAACCGAACCAACGACGACCTACGCCTATCAGTTCTGGGCTGATACCACCAACAACCTACTTAAGATCCGCAATAGCACCAACAGCGGCTGGGTCACGCTGCGGCAGCTGGACGGCGAGTTTGATACGCTGCCGGTGGAAAACGGCACAAATAGCGCCCCGTCGATTTACTTCAAGGCCAGCGGCACTGACTCCGGCTTCTACAGCCCTGGCACTGATCAGGTTGCTGTTTCCACTGCCGGTGTTGAGCGCGTCAATTTCAACGCTGCCACTGAAGTTGTTTTTAACGACACTGGCGCAGACGTTGACTTCCGAATTGAAGGCGACACGGAAGAAAACCTATTCGTTGTTGATGCTGGCACCAACGAAGTAAGGGTTAAAAACCTCAACGGTGGACCGCTGGCTGGCTTCCGTAACCGCATTATCAACGGTGACTTTGCCATTGCGCAAAGGGCTACGAGCTTCGTAGCCAGCGCAAACGACAATGACGCATACACGTTGGATCGCTGGTATATCCTCAGCGATGGTAACGATGCAATTGATGTAACACGAGAAACGTCAGTTGTACCAGCTAATCAGAAATATGCCATTGCCCTTGATGTTGAAACAGCTAACAAGAAGTTTGGTATTGCGCAAATTATTGAAAGTGATAATTGCGTTGGGCTAACAGGCGGCACCGTAACTCTTAGCTTCAAAGCTAAAGTCAGTGCTACTACCAAGTTGGACAATGTAAAAGCTGCTGTTGTTGCATGGTCTGGCACGGCAGATACAGTTACAAGTGACATCATCAGCGCATGGGGCGCAGAAGGCACCAACCCAACGCTAATTGCAAATGCTACTTACGAAAACACTCCTGCAAACTTAAGTGTTACCACTAGCTACGCCACTTACTCGCTAACGGCCAACATTGACACGGCAAGTACAACCAACATTATTGTATTTATCTGGTCTGATGTAACTGACACCACGGCCGGAGACTTTCTCTACCTCACTGATGTCCAACTTGAACCCGGCACCGTCGCCACCCCGTTTGAGCGCAGGAGCTACGGGCAGGAGCTGGCGTTGTGTCAGAGGTATTACTGGAAAGGCAATCTTCCAATTATGCGTAACTTTACCGGCAGCACAATCGCAGTTCAAAGTTCCATTGGATTTCCTGTAAAAATGCGTCAGGCACCGACTGTAACCATTGGCACTGGAGCAGTTGAAACTGCATACGCTGATTGTATGTCTTCTTATGCAGAATCAATAGGTTCAGGAGTTGCTTATACACCTGGACAAGGAACCGCCGCCGCCGAGCTGTAACCCATGACCTACCAACTCACTCAAAACAACTTAATCCTCCGCATTGCGGACAACGCCTTCATCCCACCTGCTGAGGGCAACACCGACTACCAGGCGTACCTGAAGTGGCTCTCTGAAGGCAACACCCCCGAGCCTGCCCCAGTGCCCCCACCAGCCCCAGTACTCACCACTGAGCAGAAGCTGGAAGCTGCTGGGTTGACCGTGGCGGAACTTAAA